TAGGAGCGGCGTAGCCTTGTCGTGGTACGTCATTCGAACTAAAACGGGCGTCGAAGGCAAGGTCGAAAAGGCCCTGTCGGATGATGGCTACGCGGTATTTCTTCCACAATATAAGAAAATTGTTCGGCATAAGCGATACAAATACCGCATTCCGAAGTGGAATCCGCTCTTTCCAGGATACATGTTTATTCATATTCACGATGATCACGACCGAAGCGCGTGGATGGACGTTGTGAAGAAAAGATACGTTAGTGGATTTTTGGGCGCAACACATCCGGTTCCAATTTCTTCGGATATCGTTAACGACATTTGGACGAATCAGAGTGAAGGTAACTTCGGAATTTCTACTGGTGTTCCGAGTGTCGGGGATTCGGTCGAAGTTGATTTGATGGGCCGAAGGATTCAAGCCACGGTTGATCGCGTTACTTTAGATACTATTCAAGCAGTAGCGAATTGGATGGGTAAGGCAGTAACAATCGAAAGGCCGCTGCCACAAGCGGTCTGATTCGGGTGAACGGCCTGTTCTGAGCGAGTCCGTTATTCGGATTTCGCCGGGGCCTCGGAGTTGAAAATCCCCACTCCGAGCGGGTGAAGAGTATTATTTAACAAATTTCCGCTATGCGACTATTGCGCGCGGTGTTAGAGCATAGTATACTGTACGTGTCGAGAGCCTCACCTCCCTGAGACTCGACCGTGGTGGCAAACGGTAGTCCCCACGTCGTTTGTCATGGCTTGTGCCCCGTTTGGCCCTGAGACGTTGCCTCCGCGTCTCAGGGCCTTTTTTGTATCATAGTGGAACGTAATGGAAGATGAGCGACTAATCGGGATCAATCCCGAAACGGCACAAGAATACGATTTCGATAACTGCCCGACGCGGCAGAACAGATACGGTCCGTTTCATAAGCCGGACGTGGTTGCCGCAATTTACGCTGCCGAAGGTGTATTCGCTCATATGTCGATGCTCCTCGGTCGGCGTCGCGAGTCTATTCGTTATTATGTTTATTCGCATCCGGACGTTCTGAACGTTTGGAAAGAGCTTCGTGAATCGGCTCTGGACTATATTGAACATTCAGTTATTAAACAAGCGTTGAACGGGGACCCACAACAGCAGCGGTTCGTCCTCCAGACGTTGGGTAAGGACCGCGGATATTCGAATCGTACGGAAGCCACTGGTGCGAACGGTGGACCCATCGACGTGAATAGCACTCGAATTGATCCCGATAAGTTGGATAATGACACCAAACTCAAATTACTCGAAGCGATGAAAACCGATGACGATTCGTATGCGGCCTAAATGACGGACATCGACCCATCTGAATTAACGGCTGCTGATTTAATCGCTTTAGAAAAATCTCTCTGCGAAGATTCGCTAGCTGGTTTCATTAAAAGATCGTGGCCGGTGTTGGAGCCGGGTCGTGATCTCGTATGGGGTTGGGTACTTGATGCGATTTGCGATCATCTAGTTGCAGTTTCGAATGGCGAAATTCGTCGTTTGTTAATTAACGTACCTCCAGGCTGCATGAAGTCATTAACCACACGTGTATTTTGGCCGATATGGGAGTGGATTCACAAGCCGAGCTTTAGATATATTGGTGCCAGCTACGCTGAGTCGTTAGCAATGCGCGATAATCGTCGCGCTCGTATGGTGTTCAATTCAGATTGGTTTCAGCAAATCTGGGGTCATAAACTCCAGATGTCGAACGACCAGACTGCGAAGGGTCGTTTTGAGAATAATTTTCGTGGTTGGATGCAAGCCACTTCGGTTAAAGGTATGGGCACGGGTGAGCGTGCCGATAGATTTATTGTTGATGATCCGCATAACGTAAAACAGGCGGAATCCGACGCAGAGCGTGAAGGTACTCTGCAATGGTTTTCGGAAACGGTTCCAACTCGCTTGAATGATTTAGGTAAGTCTGCTATCGTGGTGATTATGCAGCGAGTCCACCAAGACGATGTTTCAGGCCATATTCTTGAACACGGACTCGGATATACGCACCTTATTTTGCCGATGGAATTTGAGCCAGAACGTGCATTCGTTAATAATATAAATTTCGCAGACAAACGAACCGAAGAGGGTGAACTTCTTTGGCCGGAGCGGTTCAGTAAGGAAGATGTTGATGAACTTAAGTCCCAATTCCGAGCCTGGGGCGGTTCATACGCCGAAGCTGGACAACTCCAGCAGCGACCTGCCCCAAGAGAAGGCGGACTTTTCAAAGCTGATCAATTCGAAATCGTCGATTATGTACCGGATAAACCGGTCGCGTCCGTTCGTTATTGGGACAAAGCTGGTACGCAAGGCGGAGGCGCCCGTACGGCTGGTGTCCTTATGCATCGCCTTGCTGATGGTCGATTTTGCATCGAGGATGTCCGGAAAGGGCAGTATTCTGCGGCAAATCGGGAAAAAATGATTAAAAATACCGCCGATATGGATGCGGAGGCTCATGAAGAGGCCCCAACAATTTGGGTTGAGCAGGAGCCCGGTTCAGGCGGTAAAGAATCAGCCGATTATACTATTCGAAATCTAGCGGGACACACGGCTAAGGCTGATAAATTAACTGGTAAAGGATCGAAAGAGATTCGCGCAGAGCCCTATGCGGCTCAGGTTGAAATTGGAAACGTTGTATTGGTTAAGGGCGAATGGAATAGGGAATTCATCGAAGAGCATCGGCATTTTCCCCAGGGGAAATTTGCGGACCAAGTTGATGCGTCGGCCGGTGCATTTTCGAAGTTAGTCGCTAGGGGCCAGAAAAAGCCTAAATTGACTATAGTTAGAGACAACGAACGACCGTGGACGAAAGACGTTGAGCAGCGATCAGCCCGATAACGAAAACTTAGAAAAGGCTGATGCTCCTAGTAAGTCTTCGGCGCTTCGGGAAGTCGGCGTAGCTGGTTCTCGGGAAGCTGCATTTGGACACCGAATGGACGATTTCTTGCCGCAACTTCGCGGCGAGCGCGCCATTCGGACTTATAAAGAGATGCGTGATAATGATGCGATTATCGGAGCTATTCTACAAAGTATGGATATGATGCTTCGTGGAGTTGAATTCCGCATTCAGCCAGCGGATGACTCTGATGAAGCGGAAGAAATGAAACAATTCGTTGATTCTTTGTTTGAAGATATGAGTCACACTTTCGACGAGTTCATTTCGGAAGTTCTTTCATTTTTAACTTTTGGATTCAGTGCTTTTGAGACGGTATATAAGCGTCGTGAAGGTCCAGAGCAGAACGATCCAAGTCGTCGTTCGGCATTTTCTGATGGCCGAATCGGTATCCGCAAATTAGCGCCCCGCGCCCAAGAAACTCTTGAGCGCTGGAAAATCGGGGATGATGGCGGTATCGATGGTATGGTGCAAAGAAAACCGTCCGGTGGCACCGTTGAAATCCCCATCGATAAGTTACTTCTGTTTAGAACGGTCACGGTTAATAATGCCCCGTCCGGACGCAGTGTACTTCGGAATGCATATCGATCCTGGTATTACGCCAGTCATCTTCAAAACATTGAGGCGATTTGGGCCGAGCGCGATCTTAAGGGTATTCCGAAGGGTTATATTCCAGCGGATTATCTAAATGCGGAAGCTGGTACGGATCAGGCCAGAGTCCGGGACGAGTTAAAGAAAATTCTTCGAGATGTTAAATTCAATGAACAGGGCTTCGTACTTTTGCCGTCGGACACTTATACCGACGACAATGGACAACCATCAAACATTCGTATGATGGACATTGAATTGATGGGCTCTCCAGGCACTCGAGATATTGATATTTCGAATATGATTGTTCGGTATCAGCAAGACATCGCTCGGGCCGTTTTGGCCGACTTTATTATGTTGGGCAGTTCCTCTAAAGGGTCGTTTGCTCTGTCTAAGAGCAAAACAAGCTTATTTCTTCGCAGTCTACAGGGTTATTTGAACGGCATTGCTTCGGTTCTTAATAGACACTTGTTGCCTCGCATTTGGAGCTTGAATGGATTCGATTTTGATAAGATGCCGAAGCTTGTTCCAGGTGAGGTGGCATCCATCGATATTGCTGAACTCGGTGAGTTCATCCGTAATCTTTCGTTCTCGGGTATTCAGCTATTTCCTGATGAAAATCTTGAGAATGAACTACGTCAGCAGGCGAATTTACCAGAGAGGAGCGAAGAGGCCCCTGAGCAGACTGCAGCCGATGCTCAGCCCGCAACTCCGAATCAACCTAGACAAAGAGCACAGTGAGGCATAATTGCCAGAGCCTAAAGAAGGCGAAGAACGACAAGAGTTTATTTCTCGTTGTATGAGCAGCGAGGAGGCCAAGAACGATTTTCCGGATCAAGATCAACGTGTGGCGTTTTGTATTAATCAATTTGAACGTATGAGCAAAACTAACCCCACTTCTAGTAGTGTTCATGTACCCAGCACGGAACGGGATAAGGCCACGGCTGAATTTGACGGAAAAGAAGTAGAATTAGAGAAGCCTTTTCGTCTCTCAGAAGGTAGCAGCAAAAAGTTCGGGGTATACGTTAAGGATGGTGACGAAGTAAAAAGAATTACGTTTGGCGATTCTGACATGGAGATTAAGCGCGACGATCCTGAGGCTCGTGCTAATTTTCGTGCTAGGTTTAATTGTGATGAAGTTACCGATAAAACCAGTGCCACGTTTTGGTCTTGCAAAATGTGGCAAGCCGATACCCCGGTTTCAGAAATACTGGATAAGTCGGAGGATGATGTGGTCGTAAAACGTCAGTTGGTTCGTGATAAATTTACTACTCGTCGAGAAGCTAGAATTCGTAGCCGTGAGTTAGGTCTAGGTGGTCATACTCATCAGCATACTACGGATAACGGTGCGATTTTCATGCCGGGTCGTAGCCATAAGGAATATGTTATGGCTGTCACAGCATTGGAAGGCGCGGGTTCAGGTGGAATGTTCAAAGAGTTCGTAGAAGGCGTGATGAAATACCTAACCTCGAATAATCAATATGAGGATTGCTCTGCAGTTTCGAAAAGTGAATCAGTTGAGGATACCAATTATTCGATTGAAGGTCAAATACTAAAAGTTGACGAAGGTCAGAAAATAATTTATGGTTGGGCTTCAGTGATTACTGAGAAAGGCGAACCGGTAGTTGACACGCAGGGAGACATCATTACCTCGGAGGAATTGGTTAAAGCGGTTAATGATTTCATGGAAGATGATCGGACCGGTAAGTTAATGCATACTGGCGACCGGGCTGGAACTATTATTCATAGCTTTCCTATTACTAATGACATTGCGAAGGCTCTTGGTTTAGACACGGACCGTGAGGGCTGGATCGT